GAGACGGTGCAGCACAAAGATACCGTGCTGTTAAATGGTTTGGGCATTTCTTGCACCAACGAAGCAAGATTGTCTAGTGTGGTTGGGCACGATGAAGCCGGAGTAGGTGTAACTCGCAAGCCCTACGAAAACAGCCATGCGCAGTATCGAACTTGCGATTGGTACGTGGCATAGCAAATACAGCCGTTCTCAACTTGAAAATTGATTTTGAATTACCTATTGCGTGTTTTGAAACGCTTATGGTATAATTCGAGTATCGAAAGATAAGTTTTCAGTTGAAAGGATTCGAAATGGCGAAGCAGATTACAGCAATGCAGATGGTCAAGAATCATCTAGAGTTGAAGGGTCAGATTTGGAACGTTTATAACAAAACTGCGTATGAGGCTTTTTGCAAGCACGGTGAGGATTCCGAGATTTTCAAGAGCTGTGAGCATGAGTTGAAGCGTGTTCAGCATGAAATCGATTGGCTCGAATCTCTTTTGGAGCAGATGGAAAACGAAGCCAACAACGCATAGTCATTTCGAAACAAGTAATTCAATTCAATTAGGCGGCTAGAAATAGCCGTCTTTTTGCGTATTAAAAGGCATATGAAACGAAAGGCGGTGCATTGGATGGCATCAAGTGCGCGGGGGCGCAACTCTTCCAAAGCTGCTGAATGGGTAGAGGATGAAGAAAACTTGATGCTCATTGAATGCTGGGCGCGTGATGGTTTTACGAATGCCGATATTTCGGAAAAGATAGGAATTGGCGAATCAACATTCAGCAAATGGGTAAGTAAATATCCTGAGCTAAAAGAAGCGTTGCGCAATGGTCGTGAGTTGGTTGATTACAAAGTCGAAAACGCTTTGCTTAAATCAGCTCTAGGCTACAAGACAACAGAATCAAAAGTAACGCTAATCATGCGTGATGGCGTTGTGGTAGAAGAACGTGAGGAAACCACGGAACGTGAAATTGCGCCCAATACAACAGCGGCGCAAGTATGGCTGTATAACAGATTGCCTAAGAAATGGAAAAAGAACCGCGATAACGTTTTGGATTTGTCCGATGAGGATACGTCGATTCAGATTACGGTTGTTAACAAGTCAACCGATGATGACGAAAACGATGATACGGTTAACGAATCGGTCAGAATCCGAAAAAGCACGGAACAGGAAAAAGCCCAAAAAGAGCGCGAAAAGGCTGAAAAAGCGCGTAAAACGAAAGAAAAGGCCGCTAAAACTGCTTTTTACGATGAAAACGATGATTGGGATGACGATGATGATTGGGGTGATTGAAAGTGAAAATCACTAAGAAGATTGCCCCGGCTTTCAGCGGTTTCGTTTTCGATTGGGATTACGAAACGTATTTGCTTTGCGGTGGATACGGTAGCGGTAAAAGCTATCACGTCGCTTTCAAAATCATTTTGAAATGCCTAGAGGAAAAGCGAAAGGTGTTGGTCGTTCGCGAGGTTTACGAGACGATAGCCGATTCATGTTATGACCTATTCCGCGAAATACTTTCGGATATGGGTTTGTATACCGAAAACCGTTCTGAGTTCTACAGGAAGAAGAATCGCGTATGGGGTCAGCTATCGCCGTTGCGTTTTCGTTTCCCGAATGGCTCCGTGATTATCTTTCGCGGTATGGATAAGCCTGAGAAAGTTAAGTCAATCAACGGCGTTTCTATCGTATGGCTTGAAGAGGCAAGCGAAATCAAGTATTCGGCGTTTCAGGAATTACAGGGACGTTTGAGAACACCAGATGTTTCAATGCATTTCTTTTTGAGCTGTAACCCGGTTGGTCGTGAGAATTGGATTTACCAACGCTTTTTCAGATTCACGGATGATGACGGCAAAGAGCGCTTGATAATGGATGAAGAGAAGTTCTATGAGCGCAAAGAGCTAATAGGCAAGAATGGCGTTTACTACCATCATTCAACGCCGTCCGATAATCCTTGGTTGCCGTGGCGCTACATAAAGCGATTGGATGATTTGAGACATTACGATTATCCGCTTTACATGGTGGCGCGTTGGGGGCGTTTCGGTGCAACGGGTACGCGAGTGTTACCGCAAATGCGGATTTCGAAACGTGCAGACCAAATGAAAAAGAAAGTCATGGAATTGGGCTTTCAAAACATGTATTTCGGATTTGACTTTGGTTTCGAAGAATCATTCAATGCCGTTGTGTGCATGAGCGTAGACCGTGAGAATCAAGTTCTGTACGTGTGGGATGAAATCTACATGAACCATATCACAGATGACAAATTCGCGGCTTTGCCCGAAATGCAGAAGTTGAGGCGGCGCGTTAACGACGTTGCGGCTATGGGTTTGAGTAACGGAATTATTGTTGCAGACAATGCAGACCCGAAAGCCATTCAGTATTACAGGCAACAGGGTTTTAGAATCCGCGCTTGTAAGAACAAGTTCGTTGGTTCGCGTTTGTCGAACACGCGAAAAGTGAAGCGGTTCAAAAAAGTAATAGTATCCTCAAAATGCAAAAACACGATTCGTGAGCTAAAAGATTTAACTTACAAGAAGGACGCTAAAGGCAACGTGATTTATGACCAATTCAACATTGACCCGCATACGTTCAGCGCGATTTGGTATGGATTGGATACGGTTACGGTTGCAGATTACAAGGATAGGAAATATTACTCTAAAGCTGGTTAGGTGGTGTTTTGAAATGGCAGACGATAAGACTTTTGAAGGTGTCGAAGAGGTAGAGGCACATACGATTGAGCCGGATGCAAGCGGTATTAACTGGGCTGTGCGCCTTAAATCGAAATGGTTTTGGATGGCGATTATCCCGATGATTCTTCTGCTGATTCAGCAAATCGCGGCTATGTTCGGTTTCACGCTCAATTTCGAAACGTTGCAAGCGCAAATTCTCGCAATTGTCGAAACGGTGTTTATGATTCTCGGTATCCTCGGTATCATCGTTGACCCGACAACCAAGGGCTTTTCCGATAGCGCACGCGCTCTTACTTACACAGAGCCGAATTAAGGCGGTGTTCTTATGTCGCGTGATTGGAATATGCCGAAACAGAGAAAGAGCGTGAAAAAGCGCAAGAAAGCTTCTGAGAAGAAACCAGAGCGCTTTTCGATAGCATGTGTAATGATTTTCGTGCTAGTTATCGCCTGTTTCGTTTCGGCGTTCGTCATATGGGCGTTCAACGATTCGATGCACGCGATGAATGATGC